TCTCATGCCAAACATAATTATTTAGCTCTTTTATCAGCTCTGTACTTTCAGCATCAATTATTAAATCAAAGTCCTGAACAAGTGCAATCCCTGACAGAATAGACCCACTGCGTTTAACGGTTGGTTTTATATTACAATACTCTTGAAGTTCTGATATAAGTCTTGGTTCTGCATTATCACATATAATTAAATCTTCTCCTGCATATCTTCTATTGAGTTCTCCTATTTCTTTTGTAGATAACCCTGGCTTTGCATACATTGTTTTAATCCACATAGTTTTTCTATCTCTATCTATTGCTACTTTTATAAGTGTTGTTGGGTCCACAGAAAAACCAAAGTCTTGACCGTATATAGAATCAGCGTTATCATTAAACATCCCTATTGTCCAATTAGAAAATACAACTCCTTCTGCCTTATCGAGCCATCCTCCAAGTATCTGGTGGTTGTATCTGTCTGGCCTTCTGCGTCTTATATCTTCAAGTTGAAGTAGAAATGATTCTGATAGATTTTCTATATTATCTTTAAACGTAGTATGAATATAAGTTATATTATCTTTATATCCATTATGTCCTGCGTTTACTGCTTTACCTGCAAAGAATCTTTGATATATCCAATGTTCTTTAGTAGCTGGGTTTAATATCATAATAACTCTATTAGGTTTAGCTTTACTTCTAACTGATTGGTCTATCTTATCAAAGTCTTCTTCTTTTACAAGCTCTTCTGCTTCATCAAGTACCCAAGTAGTAATCCCGCTAATAGACTTTAAAGCTGCTGTTTGATTCCCTGCAGAAGTTCTAATTCCTTTAAACAATATTGAACTACCTGTAGATATATTTAATATTTCATCTTTAGTTATACGAAAATGTTCCATTATACCATATAATTCTAACTTTTCCAAAAACTCTGGAATAATCGAATTGGCGGCAGATATCATTGTATAACGAGTAAAAAGTATCTTGTGACCCTGTTCGAACGTTAGAAAGGCTAAAAATGTGGTTATAGCGAATGATTTACCACTTCCTCTACCTCCTGTGATTACAAAGTACCTGGTATCGTTACCAAGTGCATTATATTTCTTGTTCAGTATCGGTTTCTTCATCATTAGATAATTCTATTACTTCATCATCTTCTTGACTACCTGTAAACAGGTTTTTTATATTGATATTTACCTTCTGTTGTTTTTCTTCAGGTGTATCAAGTGGCTTACCGTATTTATATTCAAACAGTAGTTTAAGATGAGGAAAAGAAGTTTTAGCCTGTTCTGCTAATGATTCCCAGGCTTCTTCTTCGCTTCCAAATACTTTTGCCATTGCATTAAGAGCGTAGATTCCGACTCTGTTTCGCTTGGCATTGTTAATAGCAGCAGAAGATGTGGGTCGTACAACAGGCACGTTTCTAACGCCTGGTTTTCGTCCATTGTTTCTTCGTCCATCATTTTCTTTGACATATTTGTATTGTTTAGGTTTTCTTCCCATACTTATTATATATATAACTGATTGCAGACCAAACTGCATCACTTATCTCTTTTTTATCATAAATTTTAGTTCCTAATTTCTTAATTCCATCTTTTTCCACAGCGATTTTAAAATGCGTACAAACAGGAGAGCAAGGACCATAAGGCTCCCTATAAATCCTATAACCATTGTCAACGCACCAACGAGCATGGCTTTGGTTGTAAGAATTGTTATATTTACCAAGTCTCCAAGTTCTGTTATACTCATCAATTTGCTTTAGAGACCTCCTTCTCATAAACACCTAAATTATTTTTAATTTTATCATATTTATCTTTTATTCCAATAGGAACATATCCATAAGACTTTTTAGCTGTACTTAAAAAATGTTCAAATTCTATATTTACAAAAGTTCTTAAATCATTATACTTTTGTTTTAATTCAATGTGATGATTTAAAAGTGCATAGTACTTATCTTTATTCTGACCATCAGCTATATCATTAAAATAAAAGTCATTCTTTAATTCTATAAACATTCTTTTATACGGTTCTAAATAATCAGTTTCATTCCAAAGCTCAAGCAATTCAAAAGTCTTTAAACCGTGTAGAACACAGGCGTGGTCCTTGTAAACTAATACACCAATGTGTGTTAAAGTGTAATGAGTTAATTCTCTTGCTAACTTATAATAAACAGCTCTTGCATAAACATAATCAACTGTTCTTTTTCTATTACTTATTGTTAATCCAAAAGCCTTATTGACTTTTTTCATAATTATATTTAATCTGTTTCTTCTTTTACTATTATTCATATTTGTGTTTTAAGGTTAATATTTCTTTTTGAATTTCGCTATACGTTTTGTTTTCGCTAAATTCTAAAGCTCTTAAGATTCCTGCACAGTATTCGTACATCTCCTCTTGTTCATAAACATATATCTCATCTTCAATTTCTTCCAATGCTACTCCCATTATTATATCAACAAGAGTCAGATAATATGCTTGTTCTATTCTACTTTTATATTCATTAGATTGTACCTCTTCTAACAAACTCATTGGGGTCTTGTATTTTTCTTACAAAATAATCTTCGTAGGTTTTGCAGACTTTTTGTAATTTACGTTCAGCTCTTTGCATTGACTCTTCACTACAATCATATATTCCTATTTCTCCAGTTCCTTTTTCTATTACTAAAAATGTAAAGTTAGTAACGTTAAACAGTTTAGAATATATATAACATTGCATATCATAATGCCAAGTATTTTTAGCTGCCCATAACCATCCATCAAGTTTAGATGTGGTTTTTAAATCTATTACGTGATTATCTTTTAAATAATCAGCTTTACCTCGAAAAGGAAAACCGAAAAGCTCACCAATCATAGGAACTTCTGGGCTTCCTCCTCGCAGTAATTCACTCGCTTCTGTATTTTTATTCATTATGTTTAACAATGATGCAAATGTACTATATTCTTTTTGAAGCATAACTTCTTTACCTTCATTTTCTTTTACTGCATCTTTAAATTTATTTGTATATCTTGTTGAAGCATCTATAAATAAATAACTATTATCTATCTTCTCTGGCTCAAGTGCCATCATGTGAAATAATCTACCTTCCCTTAAAGCTGGTACATCATTCCCAGATTCATTTAATGAATTTAAATATGATTTAGGAGAGTCAAGTAGCTTTTTAGCAGAAGATGATGATAATGCTGTTTTCCCTAAATATCCATAGTAAAAACTATCATCATACATCTTTGATATTATTTCTTTTATCTTCCAAGATTTACCGTCTAATAATGTGATTTGTTCATTCATAATTAAGTCTAATATTATTAAGTCCAATTTTGTAAATACCTATTTTCTATTTCCCAAGTATCAGCTACTAAAGTAAAATAAGAACCATCTGTTCTATATCTTTTAGTTCCAATAGGATAAAAATTACCGTTCTCTTTTAAATCATTTTTTGTCGTCCAACCACAAATAGTTATATTTTTAGTTTTAGTATTAATAGAGCAAAATATAAAACCATCTGATTGAAATTTCATTTGAACATCAAAAACATTATTAACGAAATTTTCTCTTGGTTTTACTTTTCTTTCCATAGTTTTTACATCAAGTTTGTAATCATTCCATTCAATGTCATAACCACCATCAAAACCATCTGCAGTTAATAAAGATAAACCTAAATAATCTCTTATGCAATTTTCTCCTAATATTCCTATAAATTGATTTCTTGCACTTCCATCAAAAAAACCTCTATTACCAAAATTATAATTTAATATCAATTCTTTTGTGTAATCAATTAAATCTTCTTTAATTGGAAATGATTTCATTTATTATAATATTTACTTCTACATACAGCATATCTTTGGTCTGTATTTTTATATTCAGCTACCATTGTAGGATTAGCCATACATCTTTTTATAAATTCTTTTTCTGTTTCTGTTGATGTGGGTTTAGGTATTGGCATAATTATAATTTTAATTAATATTAGAATATCTTATACAAAGTTCATTTATTTTATTTAATTGTCTTTTTGATACTGGTCTATTTTTACTAATAATACTATATATGTTTTTTATAAAATTTTTTTCCCATTCATCATCTAATTTCTTTGTTCTTAAATTTAAAACTTTATGCTCTGATTGAGGTGTTATTCTATACATTCCTTTTTTAGTTAAATTAGCTTTTATATATTCATCATAATCAAATTTAATTTCATTATGATTATAAAACCCCACCTCTTCAAATTCATTTTCTATTTTTGATGGAAATATATATTTCATAAATATTTCGTAAGTAAGAGTATTTAATTTATCAATATAGTTTATTTTTCTTAATTCTTGAATTATTCTTACTACTTTCTCTTGTACAACATCATTATAATGATATGTTTCTTTATTGTTAAATTTAATATATTTTTTTTTATTTGTGTTTAAATCAATATCATAAAACTTTTTTGCTCTAAATTCTTCACCTAAATAAACATTATGTATATAACTTTCTATTTTTTTAGCATAAGGTATTCTGTTTGTATATAAATTAGTTGACTCCCCACTATATTGAGCATCATTTTCTCTTTTCCTTCTTATTTTATTTTTTGTAATTCCTATTTTAACAAAAGATTCGTTTTTTTTATCTGTATAAACATTAAAATAAAGCCACATAAGCTCTTCTGGTTCACAAAACATATTATACATACCATTCCTGTATCTACAATATACTTTACCTAAAAATATGTCTTGTAAGTCTATTTTTTTGCTTTTTTCCATATATCATTTAACTCATCCCATTTAGAATCAAAATCGTCAATTTTATATTCACCATCTTCTCCTTTTATTAAACGATGACCTGATTTATTATATTGAAAATTTAAAAAATCTGCATGTTCATCTGAAATCTTGACGTTTCTATTTTTTCTTCTTATCCTTATTTTCATTTTATTTTTTTTCTAAATAATCTTCAAGTGCAGCCAAAGCTCTCCAAGCTACTTTTCCCAGATGAAGTAATCCATCATCGTCTATTTTATCAGCATCAATTAAATGTCTTGTTAAAGAATCTAAATGGTCTGTACTTTTATTTTTATCCCAGTGCAATGGTTTATCAGGATGATGTTGCTTATTACCTGCTAAACTTACTTTACTTACATACTTTAGGGCATTAGGAAAATATCTAATAACTCCTGTATATACTGGTGTTTCTTTTCTCTCTTTATGTTTATTCAAAACTTACACTTTTTGCATTTCCAAAACTCTCCTAACTTATTTAGTGTATAAACTAAATCTACAGGTTTGTCAAGTTGTTTCCATTTGCCGACTTTATCCCAGATATAAGTTACTTGACATTTATGTAAAGGTACATCTTTTTTATCATCTTCAAAATCATGGGACACTTTCAGTATAGCTGCATCTTTACCAAGATTAGCACACCAAGCATCTGCAATTCTTTCAAGAAGTAATCTTTGACCTGTAGGAATATAAGCATCTTTATATTTAACTTCCATCAATATAAGAAACTTATTATCAAATTCCAAAACAGCATCAATATCTGATGGATGCATCTTACCATTTTGTACACCAGTAAAATCTATAACTTGTCTAACTCTATCGCTATTTTTAATTAAACTACTCATACTTATCAAATAAAGATTTTAATTTACTTAACTTACCAGCGAAACAACTTCCACAGTTTGTCATCTTATCATTGTAATTAAAAACTCTATTGTAAATAGTTAAAAGATGTCTTTGCTCTTCTGCAGTAACTCTTGTTTTTTTAGCATCATAAAATTCACTTAAAAAAGTGTATTCATCTAATGTTAAACAATTAGGTTTATTATAAGGAAACATTTTATTTAATGTTTCTTTTCTTTTATCACATCCGCAGTCTTTTCCAAGAGCATCAAATACTCCGTCAACTGCAGCTTTAATTCCTGTAGCTTTTGTTATTTTTTCTACAGTATCACCAACGCCATCAGATTGCTTTTCATATTTAGCAACCCATTCTTTATAACGTTTGGTTCTTTTGTCATTAGGTTTGGGTGGTATTTTATTCATTGTTATTATTAATTAAGTGAAAATCTCCGTTTAAATAATCTTCAAAGTCTTCTCCAAACTTTGATTTGATTATATCTTTGTAGTTCTTACAACTATTAAAAATAGATGTAACACTAATATTAGTTTCTCTTGCAAGTTTCCTCATACTTATATCGGTCTCATAGTAAATCTTAAATAGTTTTCTATCATACCAATGCTCCCAGTTTTCAACTTCTACTTCTATCTTTTTAAGAAGTCTGTCTTCTGCACTTTGTTTTGCATAATTATAATTAGTATCATCACTTCCATCTACAATCTCAAAATTAACATCATAATCATCTATTCTAATTATTTTATGTTTTCCTTTGGCCTTTGCATAATCTCCCCATAGATTTTTAAGTGTGATATAAACATAAAATTTATTAACCTCCTTTTCATTATACATAATCTTTTCTGGTTCTTTTATGTATTTGTCTAATCGAAGATACATCTCGTGTATAAAATCTTCAACTAAATCTCTTGGTATTCCAATTGAAAGTCCCATTGCAATCCAAGTATTATGATATTTTGATAATAACTCAAGCATTTCTAAACATAAATATATTAATCCAAACTATACCTAAACTAATACGTATTAAGTCTGCAGTAACATCAAATTCAGGTATTTCTATGTCTTCTACATAATCTATACCTAAAACAAATCCTTTTATAAATTCTAATTGTATATTCATTCGTATTGAAATTGTACTTTTATTTTGTCTTCTGGACCATAATATTTAGCCATATTGTTTATTTCTACTATATTTTGGTCTTGCTCGTAAATAAGCCCTTCTAACGCATCAAAAAATGCTTTATTAAGATTATCTTGTAAATCTGGTTTTGTGACTTTAGGAGCCTTTAAAATGCGTTTATTCTTGCTCATACTCTTTGGGTAGGCATAGACATATTCAATGTAGTTTACTTTGATAGGACATCCAGCAGGTATTATGTTGAAGTCTTTGGGTAATTGATTTTCTATTAAAGTTCGTACATATTTTTGATAATCCAAAACTTTTTTAGGTTTATATTTAATTCCACCTCTTCCAAATCTTACAGATTGATGAGCCAGTGGACGTAGGTTAAGTTCAAAAGATATTATCATATATTTAAAAAAGGTTCTCTGTTTATTGATTTAGGAAGACTATCTTGTATATATGGAAGTCCGTCTGATTCAATTCTAAATGCAAAATCTTCAAATGGATAACCTCTTGCTCTTCTACATTTAACTACTGCTAAATCTCTATCATCAGGAGATAATTGTAAACTTATTTGGGTTTCAGTTTTCTTTTCCATAAAAGACCCTAAATGTCCAGTTGCTTTATCACTATTAAAATTAGAATGTATCACAGTTATAATATGTATATTTAAATCTTGTGTCCATTTCATTAAGTATTGTATAAGTTCGTTAGATTGAACTAAATCATTACTATCTAATATTAAATCAGCAATACCATCTATAATTACAAGACCTGGATTATCTATATTATATAAATGCCAATTAATAAATTCTAATCTTTCATAAGCAGAATATTCTCTCAAAGCATAACTATAATAATCAGATGTATCTTCACACATTCTAACAACTCTATTAAAAGTTCTTTGAGCATGGAATCTACCTTGCTCTGTATCATAGTGAATTAATTTTTTCTTCTTTCTACTTCCTACCATATCCTTTGTATATTTTTTATCACACGATAAATATGCAGCAGCAAGCAGTGAAACCAGGAAAGTCTTTTTACTTTTAGGAGCAGCAGATATGAAGCTAAAATTACCATAAGTTCCTAACGGTAAAGGGATAGGATTGTTTCCACCTGTTGTACCTTTCGAGATAGCGATTGGAGGATATTCAATCTTTTCTTGTGGGTCGACATAGCTTTGCTGTAATATTTTTTTGAACCTTTCATTGTAATCTAATCGAGTTTGACTCATTTTCATTTGTAAGTTTATGTTTTAATAATTTTCTAACAAGCGTTTTCATACTCTTTGCTATCTCACCTGGTTTTTTCATCTTATTTTTATGAGCCACGTCATGAGCAAAAACACTAACATCTAATCTTTCGTAATAGAAATCGGCATCTGTTTCCAGAATGTCATTAATTTTATTGAGCATTTGAAACTCTACAAATAAGGAACTTAATTGTTCAATATCGTATTGGTTGTTTTCAAAAACAGTAAAAACAAACCAAGCACACATTTTTTCTAAATATTCGTATTCTCTTGTCATATTGAAAAAGGGAGCCGAAGCTCCCTATCACATTTAGAATGGTAAATCAGAATCAGTTGATGCTGCTGCAGTTTCTTTTTCTACAGCTTCAGCTACTGATACTTTTCCGTCAGTCCAAAAGATTTTGCCGTTACCAACATAAGTTCTTGGTTCACCAGCTTCTCTTTGCTCTTTTGTCTGCTCTTCGAACATAGTTACATTTTGACCATATTCGTTAGTCTTATCGCTAATAGATAATGTATAATTCTTATATACACCATCTTTAGTCTTAATACTAATGCTACCTAATGCACTCATATAAATTAATTTGTGGCAAGTAATGCCTGTTCAACTTCTTTAGACATTGCGTATTTTTCCATAATAGCGTCTATACTCCCACCGTCTTTAATGTACTTTGCAGCCTTTACAAAATTCTGCGTATTAGCACTTAAAGTTGGTTTTCCTTTAACTTCTGATGTATCGTGTGTATTTGTTGCATCAGAGTCTTTGGTATCATCTAATAAAAATAGATTACCAATTGCGTATTTCTTTGCATAAGAAGATGCAGCTCCTGTTCTTTGAGGATGTTGCATACCTTTTGCATTAAAATCGATTACAGCTTGTGCAGATGATTCTATCTGCATATTTGGTTCCTCACAATCTATCAACTTTGCAGTTGCTTCAATGTAAGGCATGTCTCCTACGATTTTTAATTCATCGTGCATCTTTAAAATACATTTATATTTTAATAGATGTGGTTTAAGTGCTTCAAGACAATCTTCAGCACTTCTATACTTATAGCCACCAAATTTATTCATTTGATTCTTTGGTGCTTTAAGTTCAGTCGTAATTTTAAGTAATTTTTCTGATAAGTTCATAATAAATGTTTTTGTAAATATATATAAAAATTATGAATATAACCAAATAGCTGGTTTTTTTTGGTCATCATTATCTACGTGAATAAATGTAGATGCAATGCCAAACCTCTGAAAACCTACCATTGATAGTGCTTCAATAATCTTTAATCTTTTATTTGTATGTGTACAATGAATGTCCGCAGCTCTGCCAATTAAATGACTGCTGGTAGAAACACCACCACATTTACGATTATGTTCTGGCGTTCTATAACCTGAATTAATTTTAAATTGAACCCCTGCGATATCTCTTGCTTCGTCTAAACATTCAAGAAATTCACGGTCCATATATTTCTCTCCACTACCTGGAGCATCAGGTGAATCAAATTCTTCGAAAGTAAAATATTTTAATTCCATATTGTAAATTTATAAAATAATTTTATATTTGCAATGAGTAGCTGTAAATCTACTATAAAAATTACTAAACTTCAATAGGAATATTGTTGGAACAGATAAAATAATTATTTTCTTTTTTCCCAGGGGGGCTTTTTTCTTTTCTTTCTTTTTGGTTACTTTTTCTTTCTTTTCTTTTTAATTATTTTATTTATATAATCTTTTAGTGTTATACTTTTTTTTCTTTTAACCCCTTTAGCTTGTCTGTATCCATTTATAAAATATCTCTTAATTACTTTTTCTAATTTCATTTTCTTTTACCCTGTCCTCTATACTTCTTCTTATATCCACTTTGACCTTTAGAAGCGTTTTTAGAATGTACTCCAGGTCTTCTTTTTTTAGGTTTAAATATATATGTTGATACTGCTTTAGGCATTATCTACAAATACAAATTTCACAATTACACATATTATTTTGCTTTATCTTTAAATTTCTCAAATGTTCTCATACCACCAAGCCCTAACATACCAATTAATACTGTCATAAGATGTTCCATCTGTAGAGCTGGAGGAACTTGTTCTGGTCCTATAAACCATACAAGTAAATCTCTTAATATGAAGTTATAGGCTAAAGCTACACCACAAACCCATCCAATAAAAGGTCTCCAACCAGCAACGAATATCGTTCTATGTTGAGCTTCTATTTTATTAATTTCTGCTTGTAGTTCAATTAGCTTTTGTGGGTCTATTTCTTTTCCT